TGAACGACTGGCAGGACATGTCGTCGCTGCTGTGAAAGAGGGTCCTGTGCCGGGGGCTGGGCTATGGCAGATAGGGGGCAGGGGGAAACGCACAACACCAAAACCGGGAGATACACTACGTAGCCGTGCCGTCATTTATAATGATGGGGTTAACGCGGCAGTGTCCTCGACGATTTCACAGGGCATAGGGGAGAGTATTAAAGCAAGTGGGGGTAGTATTAAGATTGGCCATAGGGCCATTCAGGGGGCTAAGAAAGATCAGCAACAAAGCGAGACAAATGAAGTAGAATTTGAGATTGACCATAAGAGATTCGGGTTTAGGCTTTCTGAGCCTCTACTCGTGACGGCGTTTGGAATGATTAGGGCTCTGCTCCCGCCGGGGCCCGAATGGGACTACAGAGTGTTGCATGAAATGGCACACTGCATCCTAAAGACGATCATCCTACCAGGAGGCTGGATCTACCGTTGCACTTTCGGCAACTGGAGTGGACCGTGGACTAGCATCTTGGACAGTTTCTGCAACTGGATTGCAGTGACGACAGTATTAAGCGAGATGAACTTCAAATCGACTGATGTCGACCCTTGGTTCTACGGTGACGACACGCTAATCGGGTTCAAACCTGGCGTACTCCCAAAGGGTATCACCCCAACCACCATCCAGGACGGTCTTACTGATCTGTTCGGCATATACGCCGGCGACTCAAACATGGGTCACTTGTCGTCGTATGGGTCGCAGCCCGGTGCGACCTTCTTGGGTGTATGGAATAAGGATGGTTTCCACGGGCGCCCAATGTCGAAATGGGTCGACGTCAGTGTTCACCCCGAGAAGCTACGGAATCACCCGCTGGATCAAGTTAAGCGCATGCGCTACTTGGATTCGGCAGCCGTGTGCACAATAGAGAACCGTGCATACTTCACCAGCTACTTCACATTTGTTAATGAGAGGCTAGGCCCTGGTTACCGACTCCCACCCGAAAAGCTCAGGCAATCCCTGAAGCGGTCGTTTGACGCCGCGCATGCTGCTTTCAGCAATGGCGCTGCCGATACGCGGGACTGGGAGGTAGGTGCTAAGTCCACTCTCACCGAATTGAAGCGTCCATGCCGGAACTACCAGGCCCGCTGGTTTGGGCCTAGTTCCGGCCGTCCCCCCAACTCCGACGTGTCCTCCAGAGCCGTGACGTGGCTGACTGAGACCGTACGGGGTGTTCCAATTGGCGTCTGCGGGATTCTAAAGACAGACGTAAGTGCCCTCTGGGCGCGCCTTTCCTGAGCACCGGCATCGTAAGCCGGACAGTAGGACTAGTACG